TGGCATTGATTGCTGCTTCAAAGATGGTCTTTGCCTTTTCTTTGAATTCCTCGGAGAGTTCCTCACCACCAAGGAGAGCATTGACATCTTCATCGACATCATACTCTTCGGTAGTTTCGGTCTCTTCTTCTACAATCTCATCGACGATCTCTTGATCCTCTTCGATTGTATCTTCTTGAGAGAGTTCCTCTTCTTCCTTCTTCATGGTAGGCATTGGATCTGCGGATTTAGCACCTTTGTTTACTACGTCCCTAACTTGCTTAAGAGTTGCACTAGGTTCTTTCAGCTTTGCTGAATCGTCATCTGGTTTGTAGTTCTCAGGAGTAGGACCCCCAAGATCTTCATAAGAACCAGCAACCGATGTATCCATAGGATCAGCTGCTTTTGCACTAGCATTAACAGCGGATTTGGATTGCTGTGTCTTTACTTCCATTTCTTGTAATTTTTTGCCACGAGACATTTGAACTCTCCGATTTACCTGTATTAAATCTATATTTATTTATAAATTAAAATATTTAATGTATCCGATTAATCAGATACTATTGAGAAAGTCGTTGAACAGATTTAATTTCTGCTCATCGAGTCTTTTCTGATCAACTAATGTATTGATCTGCTTGTATGTTTTTTGTGCAAACTTCTCACGAAGAATGCCTCCATCCCATACCCACTCTTTACCTTCCATAATGCCTTCAACGAAAGCATCAGGTGCAGAGGGATCAGCGACAATATCAGCAGCAGTTGCTAACATAAAATCATCGCCAACGATGTTTACCCCTTCACGAGTCATTTTAAGAGACCCAATACCACGAGAAGAAACGCCAAGTTTGACTCCTTCTTCAACTAAAGAAGAAGCAATCTTGCCCATAGGAGTATTCAGAAGTTTTGCTTTACCGATAAAATTAGAACCACTCTCTCTTAAAGAGACAATTTTGTGTGAAACTCTGTCAAGATTGACGGTTGGACCATCAGGGTGACCGAGTTCGCCAAGTGCTCTACCGGCTTGAATATGGTTTTCGTTGTATCTACCAACTTCCTTACGGAGAGTTTCCATGGGATACATACGACCATTACGATTTTTAATGTTACCCTGAAGGAAAATACCTTCAATGAACATTGCTTTCTTGCCGTTCTTCTGTTCGACAAGAAACTCTACTGATTCAATTTCCTCTCTAATTAGTTTCATGTCTGTTCCTTAGCGTCTTTGAACTTGTTGTACATATAAAACTCCTGCTGTACCTTCGGTTAGAGCAGAAACTTTAACGGATTTTCTTAAAGTAGAATCTGTATGAGAAAATGCGGTAAGAATTCCACTAGTATTGGCATCAACCGTTACTGAAGTTTGGAAATTACCATCACGACCAGAAGTTGTATTTACAGCAGTCACTTTAGAGTGACTAATAGCAGTTGTATAATCTGCAAGATTTGCTGCAGAAAGGGTAACTCTATCACCAACAACGAATGGCATTTGAGTTCCTTCGGGACAAGTAAGAACTGTCGAAGTTCCGGTGGTAATACCGATAACTCTTTGCGATGCTTTTGTTACTGCGAGTTCTTCTGGTTGACCAGTAGTAACTACAAAATCAGCATTAGTTGCATCGTCATCACCATGAATTTTAACAAAAGCAAGCGCTCCGGTCGCAATTATACGAACCGTGTCACTCTGAACAACAAACGCACTCGTTGATGTTGCAGTTCCACTTATTGCAATTGACGATCCCGTCCCAATAGGTCTATGTGCCATTACTTTTATTAATAGATCATTTGCTAGTTATTTATAATCAAACACCATCACTGGTCTCAAGTTCATCATCAACGATTTCGTCATCTTGAATTTCATTTTCGATTTCAGTGTCATCACCGAACAAAGAATTTGCTACAACCGGACGGAATGCATCAACTCTTTCTGCTGTTTTTGTATACAGCATATCTTTAATAGTATCACTGATTTGAGATGGAGACTCATCACTCACCATCATATCCATTAATTCATCCATGTTATGTATATTAATGATCTTTTCTATTTATATTTCCCCACCCTTGGGCATTTCTGGTGCTTCTGTTGCAGATCCATCTATCTCAGGTTCCATAACTGGAGCACCTAGGTCTTCACCACCGCCGGTATCAAAAGGTAAACCTGTTTGAGGATCAATAGTTGCAGGATCTGGAATGATGCCTTTTTTAATCTCATCATCAATCAGTTTGTCCTGCTCAATAATTTCCTGATCAGTTTGACGCAAAATTTTACGTCTTACATAATCTTGAGAGTAGTATTTGCCAACATATGGTTGTGCGGTTTCTGCAAGTGACAATCTCTCATTCAAGAGTTCTGCTTCTTTCAGTTCAGAGAAATGATTGTCGTACAGGAAGTCATACTGAATGTGCTCACTCATTCTCTCCCAATCTTCAGGAGTGATGATGTTCTTAAGAATCAATTGAGTCTTTAACATGTCATTGAACATGTTGGAGAATCTCTTTCTCAAACGACCAACAAACTTGGTGAACTTCAGTTCGTCTCTGAGGATTTCAGATGATCGACCGAGATTAAATCCGCCTTCGCCATCCATGCGAGACGGCGGGACGTTGAGCGATCTGTATAACTTCTTTTTAAAATACTCAATGTCTGTGATTTCTCCCAGATTTTGTCCTCCTGGAAGAGTAGAAATTTCAGTACCACGTCCTCCTTCTCGTCTAGGTAACCAAAAATCCTCAAGCATAGCCATATATTTTTTATCATCACGGATCTCCCCAGTGTCTGCATTGTATACGAGTTTGTTACGATAACGCATCATAACATCACGAAGATATTGCTCTGCCTTTACCTTCGGAAGATTGCCAACATCAATATAGAAAATTCTACGCTCTGGTGCTCTTGATAATCTATAAATGACCAAAGAATCCTCAATCATTCTCAATTGATTGAGTGACTTGATTGCTTTGTGTAGATATGAAAGATTGTTGCCTTTGTTTCTATCTACAAGACCTGATGTGCAATAGACAACCGAATCCTTTGTCATCTTAATCCCTTGACTTGAACCCGATTGCATTGGGTTTGATGTTGGGAATTTTGTTTTTGGATTATAAATGAAATATTCCTCTAGTTCAGGAAATTCATAATCCATTGGATTATCTTTCTGAAGGTTATTCAGTTGTCTGAGTTGATTTGCTCTATCGCCAGGTTTCTTTTTCTCTTGCCTAATATAACGCATTTTCATTGCGTCAATATAACGAAGTTCTTGAATTCCTAGTTGAGGATTCTTCAGATCAATAATTTTATGATAAAAAATACGACCATCAATATACCAATTACGATAGATTTCGTGTGCCTTCTTATCGAAATCTAAAAGATCAAGAATATACTTAAACTCTTTACGAATAGTATTTTTGATGCCATCACTAGCATTCAAGTTTGATAGTTCAATCTCTACAGGACTATCATTTGTATCAGATACAATTGCTTCATTTACAATATCTTCAATGGCACTATCCACTTCGGGATGAAGTGCCATCTCACGATAACGTTTGATTAATTCAAACTCAGTTCTATATACACCTTCGATATCAACATAAGATCCAAAAAAACCACTACTCGCATAGTGATCAACCCCATCCTCATTGTTAGGAGGAATGGGGGAGACCGCTCCGGGAGATAGTGGTTCATTGTCCTCTATCGAGAACCCAAATAACTTGGACATAATTTATTGCTGGTTTATCTTTCTTCTATTTATTAGCCGTTAGGACCACCAGAATTTACAGATCTGAATGTCTGTACTTGGAATTCAACCGTAAATTCTTCAATCGTGTCACTGCTATCATATGAAAGGTCGATCTGTGAAACATTAGTTGGGAAAATGTCTACAAATTCATACTCTTTCAGAACAGCATTTCTATCACCTTGATTGGTTAAACTAGCAGCCGTTGCACCTCTACCAAGTTGGAATACCTTAGCATTCACCATATATGCAGATGGGTCAGTTGCACCGATGTTGTTATCCAATCTAGCGATAAGATCGGACCACTCTTCAAATGCATTACGGAGTGCAAATCCTTCATCATTGATGACGGTTACAGTCCAGGTATCAATGGTTCTGTCTCCAGCGACCTTGAAAATACGACCTCTGAAAGGAACATCGATATTAGCAATGTTCTGTGCAGGCAGTGCTGCTGATTTGCACATAAATCTAAAACTCTCTGCATCCCAAGCGATACCGCCTGGCAGACTTGGCATTTCTACCTCAAATAGATTGGGGCGTGCGCCACCCCCAATCAGTGCTGATTTAAATTGAGAAATAGTTTTGTTCTCTCTTGAAGTTGCCATTGTTAAATCCTCCTGTTGTTATTTAGATATAATGATCAAACTCTGCCCGCTACTTCTTCAAAACTGACGCCAGTTCTGGTAGCAACAAAGGTAAGAGTGATGTAGTTGATCGATTTCGCAGGCTTCAAGAAGATGTCTGCTCTAAATTCATTATTATCAATAACATCGGGAGTGTTGTTTGATGTGTCGCAAACGACCAGGAATCCGTAGATACCACGTTTTGCTTCAACATCTCTCAAATAAGGTTCGACGATGTTTCTAAAGTTTGCTCTTGTCAACTCATCATTGAGTTCAAAGAGTTGTGATTCTGCTGCTCTCTCAAGTGCTTGCTCAACTGTGAGGAACAAGCGACGAACGTTGATTCTATCAAACGCAGACGCATGGGAGAGTGCAGTCTTATCACCGAACAGAAGTGTTCCAGTTCCAGACTTAGTGACAACGGAGTTGATTCTCAATGGATAAAGTTGATCTCTCTGTGCCTTGGTTGGATTATATGCCAACTTAACGACATTGTTGAGAACACCGCGCTGAGAACCAGCAGGAGAGAACCAAGGATAAGAAGTGATGTTGGTTCTTACCATCAATCCAGCAATGTCACCATTGGTTGGAACGAAACGGAATTCGTTGTTGAATCTATCATACTTGTAAGCATATCCAGAGTCAAACACACCATAAGAGGTTGATTGTAATGGATTGAAGAAGTTAATCAAGTTAGCAGTCTGAGTGGTTGCATCACTAATACCAACCAAATCTGCTCTATGTGGTCCAACGCAAGCAACACAATCTTTTCTAGTATTCGCGATAGAGAGAAGTTTGTTTGCTTTTGCTTGAGACTCTTGCTTATTGGAAAGACCAGGACCCATGATCAAGAAGTCAACTGCTTCTTCATCTTTATTGGATACTTTATCAATCGCGGTGTTGAGATTACCTAAGGTAGCAACCATGCCTCCAGAGGTATACTCTCCGAGAGGAGGAACACCTGCTGCATAATCTTCTCCACCCTCAAGAGTGTAAGTTATGTTTCCAATTCCGTTGAAGTTGACACCTTGAGCATTGATGCCCCAAAGTCCACCAGCAGTTGTTACTTGAGTGAAATCAGTTGAGAATCCAAGTGCTCTAGGAGTGGTTCCGTGGAAAGCATCAGCTGCCGAAGCAGGACTTCTACCAGCGTAAATATTTGCCGATTTATCTGCAATATACTCTTTATAGTAAATTTTATCTGGTGCATTAACATCAGAAACTGCATCAAGTGCTTTAGACAAG